AAAACATTTAGAAGATACGTATGGGGAAGAAAATGTTGCCGGAGTAAGCAGTTATAATAGGATGCAAGCAAAATCAGTGATAAGAGATGTTGGGCGTGTCTTTGAAATTCCTTATAAAGAGGTAGATGAGTTTGCCAAGCTCATTGAGGATGGGGGCGAAGAGGGAAGGATAAATGAAGCGATAGAAAACTTTCAAGAAGGAAAAGAGTTTGCAAGGAAACATCCTTTTATTATAAAAATGGCAAAAAAGCTTGAGGGGCAAGTAAGAGGATATGGACAACACGCAGCGGCTCTTGTTATAAGCAAAAGAAACATTGGAAAAGGAGGGCGGTGTAATCTTTTATCAAGAGATGATGGACCAGTTGTAAATTGGGAAAAGGAAGATACTGAATATGTTGGCCTCATGAAACTTGATGCACTTGGATTAAAACAACTCTCTATTCTCAGTGAAACCAAAAGATTAATAAAAGAGAATTATGGGAAAAATATAATTTTAGAAACAATTGATATCAAAGATGAAAAAGTTTTAAAAGAAATCTCGGAAGGGAATACAGTTGGAGTATTCCAGATGAATACATGGGCGATGACCCATCTCATTAAAGAAATGGAAGCTAATACTTTTGAAGAACTTGTTGCAGCGACAGCTCTTGTAAGGCCAGGACCGTCCCATAGTGGAATGACAGAAGAATATATAAAAAGAAAACATGGTACAAGATGGAAGTTAAATCATGATATTTATGATGAGATAACAAAAGACACCTATGGAATTCTTGTTTATCAAGAACAGGTTATGCAGGTTATATATAAAATGGCAGGTCTTCCATATTCAATAGCAGATAAAATAAGAAAGATAATAGGTAAAAAAAGAGATCCAAAAGAATTTAAAGTTTATAAAAATATGTTCGTAAAAGGATGTCTTAAAAAAGGAACGTTTTCTAAGAAAGAAGCCAATCAGTTTTGGAAGGGATTATTGAAATGGGCAAAATATGGATTCAATAAATCCCATTCTGTTGGGTATGCAATGTTAGGATATTGGTGTGCATGGTTAAGATATTATTACCCGACAGAATTTATATGTGGATCTCTTACATATGGAGCAGAAAAAAAGAGGCCGGAAATTATGGAAGAAGCATATAGATTAGGATTATCTTTGATTCTTCCTAAAGTTGGAATCAGTGAAGCTTTTCGATGGGTTGCAAAAGATAAAAAACTTTACGTCCCATTCATTGAAGTGAAAGGGCTTGGAAAAGTAAAAGCAAAACAAGCCGCAAGAGGGGATGAAAATAAAAATGACATTAGAAAATTTTATATAAAAGACAAACAGAAGATAGGAAACAATAGCGATATTAAAGGAGCTTTTAGAAATCTTTTAAATGAAATTGGGGCATTTGATTTAAATGAACATGCTCAACTTCCAAAATCAGTTAAGAAATATTTTAAGTTTAGAATAGCAACCAGCACAAAATCACAGTATAAAAATCTAATGGAAATTGGGGAAAAGAATATAAGATTAGATAGAATAGATAAGGTTTTATCTGGAGATTATAAAGAAATAGAAAAACTCAAATTAAAAATTAGTAATAAAAAATTTAAAGGTTTTGACAATGAGTTATCTAATTGTAAAGCCTGTTCTTTAATAAAACAATGTAAAAAACCTGTTCATCCAAGTCCAGGAAAATTTAATGTCGCTATAATTGGTGAAGGGCCGGGTCCAAAAGAAGATGAAAAAGGGAAAGGGTTTCTTGGTAAATCTGGGGATCTATTATGGAAACGATTAAAAAAGAAAGGGTTTAGAAGAAAACAATTCCATGTGACAAATATGGTCAAGTGCTATCCAAAAATTACCAGAACACCAAATGAAAAACAAATTAGATTATGTGGGAACAAATGGCTTAAAAAAGAGCTCCAAGAATTAAAACCAATATTAATGCTAGTCTTTGGAAATACTGGATTAAAATATTTCACGAATTTGAAAAATGGGATAACACAAAAAAGCGGGTCTACGATTTGGAGTGAAGAATTTAAATGCTGGATAGCATGGTGTGTCCATCCATCATCCGTTTTACATAATAAGGAAAATGAAATATATTTTGATTCTGGGATAAATAATTTTACTAAACTCCTTAGGATTCTTTTAAAATGAAAATTATAAAACAAAGTATAATAATAATACATAATAAAAGCAAAGGAAAAGGATATGGATTATAGTAGAGACCTAGAAATTGATAGGTATAATTTAGAAAGGGAACTTGTTTCCCATTCACAACTATATATGAAATGGGCATTAGCAGCTAATAAAGCATTAGAAGAAGCAGAGATGGCAAAAGATAAGGTGGAATTAATTAAAGCTAGAATTGATTCAGATGTTCGCTCATATCCAGAAAAATATAATCTTCCAGATAATCCAAAAGAGGGAGCAATAAGATCAGCGATAATAAAAAATAAAAAAGTGAAACAAGCAGTTTCAAAATATTATGAGGCATTATATAATAGTAGAGTTCTATCAGATGTAAAGAATTCTTTTAGGGGGCGTGGGAAAATTTTAGAGGGGTTAGTTCATCTTAATGTTCAGCTTCATTTTTGTGAGCCAAAAGTTCTAACAAGAAAACAAGAAGAATTATGGCAGGATAGGGCAATTGAAATAAGAAGGGATTTACAACAATCAATGAGGACAAGAAAAATTAAAAGGAGGTAGTAATGGGATCAAGAAGCGACCGTAGAAAGAAGATGGGGGAGAAACTTAATAAAAGAATTGAAACAGGCAGGAAACAAAGCAAAGGAAATAGAAAGTCTATCATCAAACCGGAAGAGGAGGTGCAAAATCTAATTGTAGGTGATGGTGATCATTTAGTAGATTTGATACCATATACGGCTGGCAAACATGACCCTCTAGTTCCAGAAGGCGATCCAACCTATACTTATGAGTATAAAGCTCATGTCAATGTCGGGCCAAATAATCTTATCTTTTTATGTCCAACAGAAATGTTTAACGAACCATGTCCAATCTGTGAAAAAAGACAAAGGTTGAGGGAAAAAGGAGCATCAAAAGATGTGTATAAAGTTCTGTTTCCTAAAAAGAGAAACTTGTATAACGTAATCTGCTATGACAAGGGAGAAGAAAAGAAAGGCGTACAAGTCTGGGATGTATCATGGCATTACTTTGAAAAATTTATTTTAGCCATTTCCAAGAAAAAAGGCCGACATGGGAAACCTGGAAAGAAAATTAATTTTGCCCATCCTGACAAAGGCAAATCTATATCCTTTGAAGTAGAGCCTGCCAAGGGTGAGGATGATTATCCAAAATATCTTGGGCATAGCTTTGATGATCGTGATTATAAGATTTCTGATGAAATCTTGGATGATGCAAAAATTCTTGATATGATTGTTCATCGTCCAACTTATGATGAAATCTTAGAAGCTGACAAAGGTAAAAAAGGCAAGAAGGACAAAAAAGGCAAGAAGGGTAAAGATCAAGATTCTGAGTCAGATGATCTTTTAGAAGAGTTAGAGGACCTTGATGATATAAAAGAGCTGAAAGAATTTATAAAAGAAAATGGCCTTGATATAAAGGTTAAGAAAAAGGAAAAGGCAAATGCTCTTAAAAAGAGAATAAAAAAGGCTCTTGAAGAAGAGGATGAGGAGGACGACAATGAGGATGAGGACGAGGATGGTGATGATGATGATGATGAGGAAGGTGATGAGGAAGGTGATGACGAAGATGAGGATGAGGATGAGGATGAGGACGACGACGATGAGGACGATGATGATGAGGATGGAAAAGGGTATACCAAAAAAGATATCAGAAAAATGAAAATGAAAGAATTAAAGAAAGTAATTAAAGAAGAGGACCTTGATGAGATTGATATTGGCGATTATGAAAAAGATGATATTGATGATTTAAAAGATGATATTATTGATGCTTTAGGACTATAAAAATAAAATGGAAAATAACATAACAAGAAGAATAAGAAGAAGAAGGAAACTAAAGAGACGGTCCGACTCGACTGGAGTGGTCGTAAAAAACATTGAAAAGGGCGTAAACCGCTCAATACCTCCTACTGCTCCAGTCGAGTTTCTTTCATCTAATTGCATCCCATTAAACCTTGCACTTTCACAAAAAGGAAGAGATGGTGGATGGCCTAGAGCACGAGTTAGTAATATCATTGGTGATGGATCGAGTGGGAAAACTTTACTTGCATTAGAATTGGCATTTTGGTTTTTCAACAATTATAAAAAACTCAAATCAAATATTTTTGCAAAAATAAAGAAGCTTATAATAAAATATGATAATGGGGAAGGTGTTATGGACTTCCCCATGCCAATAATGTATGGAAAAGAATTTTCAAAATTTGTTGATTGGGAAAGGTCAAAAAGTTTTGAGCAAATGTGCCGTCGATTTTTAAAACTTGCATTTAATCTAAAAAAAGGGGAGAGTCTTTTATATATTATAGATTCATGGGATTCATTTCAAGGGTCACAAAGTAAAAAAGATTTTAGAGATTCAATTGAAAAGGACAACGATTTAAAAGGTGATTATGATCTCTTTATTCAAAAATATGCAAGCAGAAAATTTTTCCCAGCATTCTGTGATGCACTTGATAAAAATAAAGTAGATGCTACTCTTATTATTATTTCACAAGTAAGAGGAAATGTTGGAGTTACATTTGGAAAGAAATTAAAAAGGTCTGGCGGAAAAGCTTTAGATTTTTATACTCACAGCGTAGTAGAAGTTGCAGAAAAAAGGAAATTAAGAAAAAAGAAACTTGGAGAAAGCAAAGTATATGCAATAGAATCTGCAGTTCGTGTCACCAGATCAAAAGTTGCCAAACCATTTAGAGAGGCTGAGTTTAGAATACTTTATGACTATGGAATGGATAATATTAATTCAATGATTAATTATTTATGGGGACAAACAAAGAAAAAAATAAAATTTGATGGAGAAGAATTTTCAAAAACAAAAAATTTAGTTCGCTATATTGAGAAAAATAATCTTGAAGATAAGATTATAAATATGGTTGAAGATAAATGGCAAAAAGTAGAAAGGGCGTTTACAGATGAAGTCAAAAAAAGAAAACCAAGATATTAAAATAATCGTAGATGGCAATAATATTGTTTATTCTGCGTATTATTCATTTGGTGATTTATCTTATGAAGGAGAGAGAACAGGCATTATATTTGGTTTTCTTAAAAAAATCTTAACGATTGCAAAAAAATTCCATACAAATAATTTCATATTCTGTTGGGATTCTAAGCCAACATGGAGACATATAGAATATGATGGATATAAAGAAGGGCGCAATAAAAATATGGATCCAGAAGAGCGACAATCCATTATAAAACAGGCCGAAGCTTTACGAAAAGTTGTATTGCCAAGACTTGGGTTTAAAAATAATTTCAAAAGAAATAAATTTGAATCTGATGATCTTATGGCGGCGGTAACATATAAACTTAATTCTCCAAAAACAACAATTTTAGTTTCTACAGATAATGACATGTTTCAATGTTTAAACCATTGCCGTATCTTTAATCCTACCACTAAAAAGATTTTCACCAAAAAAGATTTTACATCTAAATATAGAATTCCAGTTGATAAATGGGTTCTTGCCAAATCTATGGGAGGATGCAACTCAGATCGTGTTAAAGGAATCGTAGGTGTTGCAGATCCAAAATCCCCTACATCTAAAGCTTTAAAATATTTAAATGGAGAATTAACAAAAGGGAAAATATATGAAAAAATAATTTCTAAAGAAGGGCAAAGTATTATAAAAAGGAACATACAACTAATCAATCTGCCACACTACAAAAAAATTCACAATTTAGTTTTAAGAGACAATGATTTTGATCGTAAAAAATTTATATTTGTTTTTGATAAATATAGGTTTAACTCATTCTTAACGGATTCTGAATTTGAAAAGTGGGAGACTCTTTTTTTGAAAGGTGGTAAAAATGGCAAGGAGGATACAAATAAGAGACAGAACAAACGACCTATGGATGGATGCAAAGGGCGTCGATCCACTGGATTCAGCCATAGAAGTAAGAGAGACCTTATTAGAAGTAATACGTTCTCTTCAAGAAGGTTTTTTGGATCTTGAAAAATTTGAAATGAACAATAATAAATTGGCAGGTAAAAGAATAAGAAAACGAATTATAACTGGTGCGAAAAAATTGTTAAGATGTTACCAGATTATTATGAAAGTGAAAAATATTAGAAAAGAATTACTTAAATTAGAAGGAGAAGAAGGTGTTTCAAAGACTGGATATAAAAAACTTTCGTTCCCAAAAAGACGTATCCCTAAGCTTTCACGCAAACGTTAATGGATTCTGGGGAAGAGGGAATGCTGGTAAGACGAATATATTAAGGGCAATATATTGTCTTTTAAAACCAAATCCATATAAAAAGATTAACAGTAGATTTGCAAAAGGAGAAGATGCTTCTATAACAGTTACAACAGATAATGAAGATGAAGTTAAATTGGTAATTGGAAAGAAGAAAGTAGAATATTTTTTAAAAAATGAAGACGGAGAAAAAAGCTGGGAAACCAGATCTATACCAAAAGAGATAGAATCTATTTTAAATCTTCATGATGTAAATATTCAGAAACAGTTAGAGGGACCTTTTTTAATTACAAGTTCCCAAGGGAAAATTGCCAGAACTATAAACCAAACGATAGGAACGAACAAAATTGATGAATGGATGAAAATAGTAAAAGCAAAAATTGGAGCCCTAAAATATGGAGAAGTTTCATTAACAGAATCTATTGAAAAAACAGAAAATGAATTAAAACCCTATAAATCTCTAGAAAAA